GTACGTGCTCGATTGGTTCACCGTCACGATGGGCGGAGCCGGGTACGATGTGCCTCCAGGTGTGAAGGTGTACGGGACGCACGCGCTCAAGTCTTGCGGGGAGTTGGCGAAGGCGTTGAACGATTGGAACTTTAGGTAAATCGTCTTGCCAATCCAGCTTGAGTCATACGCGTACTTGAAGACGGAGTTGTCCAGCCGGAGGAATTGGCTGTTGGCCGGGTGGGCGCTTTCCGCCGTCCCCATAAGTCCCCGGCGGATGTACGTGTCCATTGTGTATTGGTCAACGCCAGAGATAGCGCAAGCGGAAAAGGCCAACAGCTCCCCGTCCACGTAACAAAGGGTGGTGGCGTTGTCCGCGTCCGTAGTCGTCCCCGCGATAAGGACCCCGCTATCCGATGCCAAGTTGACCACGAGGGCGCTTGCGGTGTCCGGGTCCGTGTGTGCGGGGAGTATCGCGTTTAGCGCGCCCAACCGGGCCGGGGAGTCTACCTTGCCGATGGGCAGATACTTGGTGCCGTCCGTGCTCGCGTAGACGTAGCAGCCACCCCACGCGCTGTTGGCACCCGCCGCGCCAATCCAAAGTTCGTTGCCGTTGTAGATTTTCAAGTCCAACGGCCCGTCAAAGAACACCACGGAACTGTCTCCGGGGTCCGCAAAGAGGTTGGGCTGTGCGGTCCCGGCACCAACGCCCTTGCCGTACGGGGTGGCATGGTTCACGCCGAGATAGTCCTCCGCCGTCCAATCAATCGTCCCGTTGGGGTTGTCCACTTTCTTGGTGATGCGGACGGGGAGGGCCGATATGCCTAGCGGATTGTTAGCCCCGGCGGCCCACATGGAGCTGGTAGTCAACGGCACAACGTCCATAGACTCCACGTTGGTGTACCGGTACGAGGTCGTAAACTCGTATGTGTTCCGTTGGTAGACGTTTCGTTTGACCCGGATGCTTGCGGCAAACACGGCGGCGGGCAACGTGGTGATAAAGTCCCACGCTTGTGGATCTTCGATGCGCGACCCGTACCTGTTGATTGCGGCTTGGTCGCTCTCCGGCGTTGGCTCGGGCGCGTATTGGTTGCCGCGGTTGTTCCAAGTAACCGTCACGGTGTTGTACGCGTCTTGCCAGGGTGCGGAGCTTGTCTTTACCGGGTCCGCGTTCTTGCCCTGCGCAATGAAGGCGTCATCGTCAAAGTACGCGGCGTACGCGGTTGGTGCCACCCAAATAACGCCGTTACCGGCCACGGAGGTGTCACCGTACGGTACGAGCTTCAACAGCCCTTCGGACATGAACGCCGCGCACTGTCCGGCCTCCAGCCACTTGCCGATGAGCGATGCCGCCGTGTCTTGCTTGTCAATCACGGGGCTGATAAAGAAGCCGTTGGCCGCAAACCAACTTGACGCGGTGCTGTCCTGAATCGGCGCGCCCGTTGCTAAGGCCGTGCCCCAAGTCCCCGCCGTGCTGTTGTCGATAGCACCGGCGGGGAATGGGACAGCCCCCGCACCCAACCCCCAAACCTTGTTGGTCAACACTTGGAGAATGCATTGGATTGGGTTGCAGTCCGCGATACCCGCGCCCCACCCGTCCGCCGTCATCACCTCGAATACGTTTTGCTGGACTTGCGCGTCGTATCCAAGGTCCATCGGCGTGTACGCCACGAAGGCAATACCGCTATACCCCAACGCCGCGCCGGGAAAGTTGGTATCTAAGAGCGGCAAGACGGACTGTCCAGGCGTCCCGGCGTACAGCTCAAAGTTGACACTCGTGGATGTGCCTTGCGGGAGTGCGGAGCTGTTGTCCAGCTTGTACGTGATGGAGACTTCCGCGTCCGTGTCTCCAGGCGCGAAGCTGTACGAGGCCGCCCGGTGGACGGTGACGACATACGAACCCGGCGAGCCGCTAACGCTGTACGAACCATAGTCAACGGAGTACGTGCCGGTAACGGTGGGTGTCCCGCTCACGAGTTGGAGCGGCTGTCCGTCCTTTGCTCCGGTGTAATAGCGGACGCCGCCGTCCGAGGCAAAGGGGATGTTGCCGTCTATGGCCACGTTCAACCCGGACGGGATGAGGGCAACCTCTTGCCGGGTGACCGTGGCGAGGGCGAAGCTGTAAAACAGGGTGACGGTTTGGCCGATGTTGGCAGAGGAAAAGGTGTATTGGTTGGTGGCCGGGTTGACGAAGTATTGACCGGCGGACAAGCTGGACCCGAAGGGCACGCGCAAGAACGATACGAGGTGCGTCCCGGACAAATTGGTGGGGACGTTGGCCCCAAGGTCGTTGAACGTTCCGCTATACGCGGTTGAGACGCCCACGCCCATGCCCGCCGTATAAGATCCGGCGTTGGTAGGTGTGTACGTCAAGCCGCTGGTAATGACGGTGCTTTCCACGGCCAACGCGTTTTGCAACCAACTTTGCCCGCTCCAAACATCCCCAATGCCGATGATGCCGGTTGCGCCGCCGTTGCAAAGAGCGGCTATCACGTCCGCGCTGTAAATATATTGGTTGCCGCCCTTGCCGCCTCCGAAACCCTTTCCGCCTCCGCCCGTGGTAATGAGCTGTGAGCTGAAACCGTCCAGCCACAAAATGGACTGTTGGACTTTGCCCCGGCCCATGACCACCGGCAAAGCGTAGCCTAAAACGCTTTGGTTGATCTTGACTTGGTTGATGCGGGTGGGCGCTTGTGTCTGCGGTCCAAAAATAGACATTAGAAACCACCTCCGCAATACTCGTCCTTCAACGTGAAGAATAGGCGGGTGGCCCGGCGAAACAGCGGCGTGCGCGTCCCGTGCGACCCGGAGACGCCGTGTCTTGCTTCCGCTTGGATGACAAACCCCGGCCACTCCAACACGAGCGCGCCGTGTGCATACGACAAGCCCAACTCATAGACCACCACGTCTCCAGGCGAGACGAGCGCCTCCGGTATTTCCCGCATGAACCGCCGGATAAAGTCCACGTATTCCGTGCTCACTTGGTGGAGGGCCACTTGGAGCGAGTAGTCCTTAGGCAACACAACCTCCGGGACGAGTTGGAGCGCCCGGAAGATCCCATAAAGAAGTTGGCCGCAATCCGTCCCGGCACCCTTCACGCATGAGTGCCCCCGGTATGGTGTACCAACCCATGTGAGGGCTTCTTTGACTACGGCGGCGCGTTGTTCCGTGGTGAGCATAACGTCCTTTAGAGCGCGTTGGATGGTGCGGGCACGAATGGCGTGCTTGGGAAACGCAGTTGGAAGTTGAGCGGCTCGGGCGTCCCGTTCGCGTGGTTGGTGGTCGCGCACATGGCCGCCGTCTTGTCACAGCCCTTGATGACTGCAAACGTGTCTCCAGGTGCAACCGGGAGAATCCACGGCACCACGAACGTTAGGACGCCGCTCGTATAACTCTTGACCGTGGCGGACAACCCGGCGTTTGCTCCGGTTAGGCACGTGGCAACGCCTTGGGCGAAGTACCCGTCCGGCTGCGTCAACGCTGTTACCGGCGTCAACGTGCGGTTGGTCCCGCTTGCCGCCGTGACCGTGACGGTGTAGTTGGCCGGGTCCAAAGTACAGTTCGTATCGCAAAAGCTCCACCCGCAATTGGCTTGCATCAACCGGCTTGGGACCTTCATGTTGCATAGGAAGAGCGGGTCCGCGCACTCGAATTTGAGTTGCAACCGGCCCAACCCCGGACTCTTTGTAATGGTGCCCACAAACTTGGTTTCCACTCCGGCTGATACGTCCCCGTACCCGCCGATGGGCATGTAAACCGTGTACACCCAAACTTGGGCGGCGTCGAAAAGGTGGTTTAGGGCGGCGTTGTGAATGGTGATAGCGAGGCCCGGATAAAGCGTTCCCGTTTGCGGCGCGCACATCAAGTCCATCGTGTTGGCGTTGACCTTCGTACCGGCTTCGCTTGTGATCTTGCCGCGGCTCCACGTCCCATACTGTGCGGCCTTGAATGTGGTTTGCGCGAGCGGCCATCCGGGCGTCAAGCCACCACCGCGGAAGGTGATGTCCCATTGGCCGGTGGTCGCGCAGAGCGTTTGCCCGGTGGGCAACTCAATGACGAAACAGTCCGCCCAAAGGCAATTGGGGTTGTTCTCCAGGAAGGTGATGAGGCTGGACGGCATTAGGCGCTTCATTTGCACACCTCATTCATCGGGCGGAGGCTATCCAAGACGGACCACGAGGATATTCCGAGTGAGTCATCTGTAAGCGCCCGGCGCGCGTCACTTGCCCCGTGCCGGTTGGTGCGACAACCGCACGTCCACATGGTTACCCCGGCGGCTCCCCAATTCTTCGGCTCGCACCCAAGCTCTACGGCGCGCATGAACAGCCCGTCATTGTAGGTAATTGGGGTCCTCATACAAACACGCTCGTAAACGCCACGCTGGAGGCGCTCCAAAGATAGCCGCCGCAATTCTTGTTGACGCGGGCAAGGCCCTTGATTGTGTCATCCGTGAACTGGCAGAGGTATTGGAAGTTGCCCTCCCACGTGATGGGGGCACCAATTGCCGGAGGCGTTGCGAACGTGGCCACGCCCGTGGCGGATGTTGCGGCGGCTGTTGGCACGCCGTCCACATATATTTGCGCGCCGCCCACGATGTTTTGGAGAATGTCCACGCCTATGTCTATGTTCCGGGCGTATTGAAATTGGGTTGACACCCCGTCCCCGGTCTGCCCCATCGGTGCCGCGGCTCCGGGCGTGACGTTTAGCAAGATCCCCGTATACGGGTCCCCGTTGGTTGGGTTTTGGACGGAGTTGTCGTTGGGGTCCGTGAACAGGAAGAAACCGCCGGAGCCGCAACACTTCATAAACAGGCCCAAGAATTGTTGGACGGTGGAGTACCGCACAGCCTCCCCACCGTCCACCATGTTGAGGTCCACCTCAAAGTCCCACGTTGCGTACGGCTGGAGGCTAATGGAGCTTGTCCCCCGTCCGCTCGCGCTCTTTTGCGTGAGCGTGTTGAAATGCGGCGTCTTGCCGAAACCTTTTTTTATGAGGCTCCACGGTATGTTCGCGTTCATTACGGGGTAGCTCATTTGTTCATCCTTCGGACAGCCGATTCAAAATGCCCTTGCAAAACGTCCGTGTGTTTGGCGAGGGCGTCCGACATCCCGTCACCGTCAATCGTGTTCACGTGGTAGGTGGGTGCGACGTGGACACTGTAGTGGTTGACCGGCGCACTTCCGCCGCTCGTGCTCAACCGGTCCATGAGCTGTTTCGGCAAGACGCCCTCTCCAGGCTCCAGCATGGCCGGTACGATGTCGCCACGGCCCACGCCGGGGACGATACCGCCATCGTGGAACGCCATCGCACCCGCAAAGGCCGCCGCCGCGAACACCGGACCCAACACGACGCCCGCCGGGCCGCCTATCTTCTCACCCGTCGCAAAGGCGCTCGTAGCCGCCGTGCGGGCGTTGGACAGCCGTTCCTTGTCTTGCTGCATCAGGATCATGAGGGAATTCTTTACCATTCCCGTCGCGGCCTCGTCTGCAAAGCTGTTGAGCATCTTGGACCAAGTCTCATGACCCATGATGGATTGAGTTAGTCCGTTCGCAATGGAATTCAGCGCGCGATTTTCAGAGGCCATAATCGTGGCGTTGCGAGCCTCCGTCGCCTTTTCCTTGATGGCGGTAACGGCGTCCTCGTGCTGTTGGTGCAGTTGCGTCTCTCGGTCCAAGATCGCTTGGAGTTTGTTGTCGTAGTCCCCCGCGCCATCGTCCAAGGCCGCAATCTCTTTCTGTATGGCCGTGCGCTTATAAGCGTACTCAGCGTCCGCCGCTTCGGATTCCTCCGCAACGCGCTGCGCGCTGGAGACGTGGCGCAAGCTATCCATCATGGTCGTGTGTTCTTTCGCTGCGGCCAACGCCATCATGCCCATTTTTTCGTCTTGGTCCGCCGCTTCGCGCGCGGCATCCACCTTGAGTTTGGATTCCTCTTGGGCCATTTGCCGGACGAGGTTGACCCGCTCGGTCGACAAGCTGCGGTACGCGCCGGTGTCCTCCATGCCCCGCGCTTCCTCTGCGGCCAACGCTTGGTCTATGACTGCGAGGCGCTCCGCGGAGCCTTGCTTGGTGGCGTCAATGCTGTTGCGCCAACTCCCCGCGATGTCCGTTTCCATTTGCTTGTTGGCCTCGCGGATGATGCGGCCTTCCTCGTCAACGCCCTTTTGCATCGCCTCCGCCAACAGCTTGGCTCGCTCGTCCGTATCCTTCCCCGTCTTTTTGTTGTAGTCCGCTTTGGCCGCGCCCTTGTCTGCGGCGTTCAACGTGGCAACCTGTTGCTGGATGTGGAGCTGTGCTTGGAGGGCCTCCACCAAAGTCTGTTGGCTCTTGGCCTCGTTCTCCGTGAACTCCCCGGTTACCTTGCTCATAAGACCGGCTTGCCGGAGGACTTCCGCCGCTTGCTCCGCCGCCGCGTAGTTGCCCTTTTTGCCGGAGGTGGGGTCCGCTTGGTTGTCCTTGAACTGTTTCATGGCGTCGTTGACTTTGACCGCTTGCGCCAACGTCCCGGTGAGCAAGCCGCCCGCCTCGTCCTTTTTGCCTTGCGACAAGAGAAGATCGTATTGAGATTGGAACGACTCCAACGCGCTCTTAGCTCCGGCGGACCCGATGCCGAAGGTGTACCAATGCCCGGCAACTTGGCCGAACGCCACGTCCGCGGCCTTGGCAACTTTCTCAAACTGGCTTGCCAGCTCGGACAAACTTTGCATGTCGATTAGCTTTAGCTCCGCGTGGAGCGCGCCTAGATGGTCGTCTTTTAGCTCGTCCGTCCGTTTCTCCGCTTGGAGTATCTTCTCGTCCATGCTGTTGAAAGCGTCGTTGACTGCAATTTTGAATTTGGCTTGGTCCTCCGTGAGCTTGACACCGGCCTCCCGGAGCTTGGCGAGGTGCTCCAAAAGCAACGTGGCTCCGAGGATGATTGCCAGGAATGGGAAGGCCGCCTCCATCGCAGCTCCCACCGGCCCCATGCTCGCAATGAACGTTGTCAGTCCGCGCGGTAAATGTACGCCAAACTCTTCCCCGAGCATCATGACGCCGTGGCGGGCTTCCGTCATACTCCCGCCCACCTCTTTGCCCATCGCATTGGACCCGGTGCTAATCTCCCCGAACGAGCCGCGGGCCGAGCGGGCGGCGTCCGCCATACCGCTTTGAAACGTGGCCGTTTTGGCTTGCAAGTCAACCGAAAGTACCCAAACTGGAGCGCCCATTTTGTCCCTATGCTTTCTTCATTGCGTCAAGGCCGTCACTAACGCCGGTGTAAAACTCTTCCAACACTTCGTCTTGGTGCTCGCGAGCCGCGTTCTCCGCCCAATGCTGCGCGGGCTGCGTAGGCGTCCCAAACTCTTGCATGAGGCCCCAAAAGGTGTTCTGACTTGGGCCAACTCGTACCGTCGTCCCTTCGTTGTTGACAACAGTTTGCCGGTGGATGTCCTCCGACAGCTCCCCGTACTCGTACGGGGCTTCCTCGCTCAACGCGTCCACAAGGATCTTGGCCGCGTTCATTTCTACCCGGCGGAGGAATTTGAAGACGGCGCGCTTGTTCCCCGTGGTGAACGCCTCTTCTAGCTCGTCCAGGCCCTCCAAGCCGGTGACAACTTGAATGTCTACGTCTGCCATTAGCGCGCCTTCCCGGATTTGTTGAGTGCCAGGAATACCCGCGCGGCGGTGTGCGCAACCGCGAGAGAACGGAAGCCGCGCCGGAAGATGCTCCGGTGCGTTCGCGTGTCTGTCGCCCACCAAAGTCCATTGCGGAAAATAAGTTTCAGCCGCATTACATCTCCGGGAACACCTCGCGGATAAGTCCGTCCGCGTCCTCAACTCCGTTTGCCGTCATTTGCTCCACCATCCGGGCGCGCGCCGCGAGTATCTGTTCTCTCGGCTGTCCGGCCATATCGACAAACGCCGCCGCAATGGCTTGCTTGGTGGAGCGCCTTAGCTTTCTCGCTTCCTCTTCCTCCGGGTCCCTTTCGTATCCCGCGAGAAAGTCAAACGGTGAAACGGCCTCGCTGTCCGCCGTGCGGTTGGCGTTGATAAGCGCCGAAGTGATTAGCGCCGCGTTGAACCGCCCTTGCCGTACTTCAATTGCCCGGCGCTCTTCCAACGCCTCCAACTGCGGCAACGTCAAGTCTTGAAACTCCGCCCAAGTCAATCCGTGGTCCCGGCGGCACAAGGCCCATACATCCGTCCAGGTGCGTGGCGCGTCCTCTAAAGAACGGCCACGCTCGGGCCGTTTGGGCTTGCCGTTCCGCCTTTGGCTTGGATCTTGGCGAGGTTCTCTTTGTACCGCGCGAGAAACCGGGGGAACGCCATCGCGCCCAACGCCTCCGTGAACTCTGCCGAGCTTTCCGGGCCGAGCGCGTCACACACGAGGCGGGCAATCTCTCCGGCTTTGTCCGCGTGGTGCTTGATGAGTCCGGCCTCCAAGACGGCGGGGATGTCCTTGTCCGGCAAGCCGAACCAATCCGCCGGGCTTTTCAAACCGCGCCCGATTTTTTCCTCTGCGATCACAACAGAGGACAAGGGAAACTCCACCGTATAGTCCACCCCGTCCACTTTCAAAGTGAGCGGTTGACGTACAGCAAGCTCTAATACTTTGCCCATCACAGCTCCATTTCAGGTTGGGGAGACGGGCCGCCGTGTGACAGCCCGCCTCGAATGAGAGAAGCCGCTTATTCGCCGGAGGGTGTGTCCGTGTACGGCCCGGTGATTTTGATTTTGACCGTGCCCACAACGGGCTTGTCATCGGGGAAGGTGTAGTCCGGGCCGCTGTTCAAAATGCCCGAGAACGCGCGCGACCAAGTGACTCCAGCCGGTGCCGACACTTTGAAGCTGGCAACGGTTCCCTTGGTGGCAATCAATGCCATCTGTCCGGGGTCGGACGGGTTGAAGTTGAACTTGACGGTTACCTCGCCGGAGTCCTCCAGGCCAACGCCGTACGTCTTTTGTGTCCCGGTGGTCAACATGCTTGTGGATTCGGGCGTGTCAATCTTGTTGCCGCCGGTGTCAATGGACAGACAGTCCACATCCACCGGGGTTGTGCCCGCGATAGTGAGTTTAGAGCCGTGGCCGATAAACATTTGGTACTCCCATTCGCGCGGAACGCCGCGCCCCGGTTAGAGTTTCGTTTATGGTGCGGTAATGACAAAGTGGAGCTTGAGCAACCACCGGTCCAACAGTCCTTTGGCGTCCCCGCTTGGCTTGTACGGGAAGTCCATGTCCATGTCCGTGCGGACGAAGAGCACCTTTGTGCCGTCCGGCAACGTGCCGAGAAACGGCTCCAACAACGCTTTGACCGCGAGGCCCCCGGCGTTTGACTCCGCCGGGTTGTGGCCATAGCAATCAAACTGGACATCCGCCTCCCGTACGCCAATAGGTCCGGAAAGATCCGTCTCGCGGAGGCCGCTTGATTGGTGGATGACCGTTGCCGGGAGCTTGTAGTCGCGCGGCAGGCTGTTCTGATACGCCGGTCCCGGTACGGCGGTGCTCGCGGTAATCAAGGCGATGAGTCCGTCAACGAGCATTAGTTTCCAGTCCTTTCCACGTGGCAATAAATCTCCGTCCACATATTGGCGCGCGGTGTGCGCGGGTCGCGCGAATAGTCCACGATGTAAAGCAAGTTCTCGACGTTGACGTACCCGCGGAGCGGTAACAAGGCGGCGTCCCCGGCGTGCATGACAATCATGTGGGTGGTTTCCACGGCTTGGAGCTGTGCTTGCTCCAACCGGCTCCCCGCGAGGTCCTCGATTCCGCACGCCACGCCGGTGGCGAGGACTGTAGCGCCGTCCGCGGCTAAGAGGCTCGCTTTGTACCGTAGTTCGTTTGCTGTGTGCGCGCGCATTGTTTCTCCCTAGAACCCGTAGACTCGGCCAACGCCTAACAGCGTCCGAATACCTAACGGCATTTCTTTGAGGTTCTCGCTCGTCACCGCGTCCGGGTGAGAGTAAAAGTGGATGACGAGTTGGCGGATGCCCTCCAGGTTGGCGCTTATGTCTAGCTGGAGGCCGGTGCTTGCCGGACCCGCCGTAAATGGAATGGTGACGGCGTTGTACCCGTCCGCGCGGAGCGTGCTTGGATAAATGACGCCGGGAGCGGGGACGATGACCGCGGGCAATTGACTCAAGCCCACGAGATACTCCGCCGGGTCCCAAGTCTGTGAGGTGCCGGTTTCGTCCAGGTACGTAATCGTGCCCACCGCGGACACCGGCGGCACCGGCAACCTGATTGCCTCATGCGGCCAAGGAAACCGAGAAAGGCTCAACACATAACCTTTGCTAACTAGACTCTTCCGCGTGACCGTCTCGGCAAACGCGCGAGCCGTGGGGATTAGCGACGTGATGAGCGCATCGTCCGCCGTGCTTGTCAAGCGGAGGCGGGCTTTTACCTCATCTAATGTGACCGGCTCCGCGGTTGGCGGCGTTACGATTTGCAGTGACATAAGAGTCCTCTAAGCCGTTGAACAAAAGCGCGGACGGGGCGTTCTCGTGGGGAGGGCCGGTCCCCGTCCGCTCTTTGCTGTTACTCCGTTACCCCCGCTAGTTATGCGAGGGAAATCGCCTGAATCGCTTCCGAACGGCGGACGCGACCGTCAACACGCTGATAGCCGAGAATGGTCAAAAGCCCTTGGATGGCCTTTGGCTGGTCAAGGATCTTGACGTTGACACCGGCTCCGCCACGGACGCCGATAACGTACCCGGCTTTGAAGTCCCCAAAGAGGATTGGGGTGTTGCCCGTGGTGGCGGCTGGCATGGAGGTGGAGTACGTGACCGGATACCCGTGGAGGGTGTCCACTCCGTTGACACGCGCAAAGACCGGCTCAAACAGGTTGGCCTGTTTCTGAGCCTTGCGGATGACGATGGAGGTTGCACGCGACATGAAGAAACGCGCGTTGGTGTGGTACACGGCGTTGAGGACGCCCTGTATATCGAACGTTGCGTCCAGAACAGCGTTGCCGAGGGTTGTCTCACCTTCGGACGATGCCGAAACGCCGGTGATGCCCGCGCCCACGTTGCCAAGCAAGCCCTGTGCCTGTCCGGTGCCGGAACCTGCTACGTAATTCGCTTCCTTGAGGATGGCGAGGGACAAGAGAATGTCCTGCGACATGAAGCTCTGGAAGATGTTTACGTCTTGCAACAGTTCCCAACTCGCGTCCTCTGCGTGTCCGATCATGAACGCGGAGAGGGTGAGCTGGTCAAGCGTGGGGTCCGTACCGGCAAAGCTGGTCGGGGTGGAGGTGGTGCTCTCCGCCTTGCTTGCCGCCGTACCGTGCGCGGTCTTGCGCGGGAGGCGGATGTCCGTGGTGGTCGGATAGACCGTTGCAATCGACTCCACGCCAATCTCCGGCGGGGCCAACTCAATGATCTGCTGCTCAACTACCACGGGGAGAATGAACGAGCCGGAGCCGCCCGAACCTTCATAGGCCGCCGCGCTTGCCCGCCGCGATGCCGGGAAGGCAAAGCCGCCCTCGCTGTCCAGGCCGAGAGTCATTGCCGCGCCGATGTTCTTACCGCGTGACTTGGCCCAAGCGGCAAAGTCCTTGCGGTATTCGGCGGTGAGCACGCGGGGCGCGTTCTCGTCCGCCACGTGGTTGGGGTTGGAGACGCCGGGCAGGATCATGCCGTTGGTGGCGCGAACGTTGGCGCGGAGCGTGCCCAACTCTTCCACGGCCTTGATTTGCGATTCCAACGCCTTGGCTTCGTTCATGGCGGTGGTCATGTTCTCGGTTTCGGCAGGGGTCAAGC